CGGCAACAGCAGGCAATAGAGGAGCGGCAACAGCAGGCGAGTACGGAGCGGCCACAAGTAGAGGAAAATCGTCATCTGGTGATTGTGGATTATCTGTTGCAAGAGGAGACAATGTCAAAGTCAAAGGTGGGCTAAACGCAATCCTCGTTATTGCCGAAGAAAACAATGACAACTTTGAAATCAAAGACTGGAAAGCGGTTGTTGTCGACGGAGAAAAAGTCAAGGCAGATACATGGTACAAGTTGGTAAATGGCGAATTAGTTGAGGTAGAGGGGTAAACAACGTGATTAAGACCTATAGAAAAAAGCCAGTAGAAATCAAGGCGGTGCAGTGGAAAGGCACCAATTTTGCAGAGTGTAGAGAGTTTTGTGATGAGGAAATAATGCACTGTTCCAAGATGAACAAACTTTTAATTTCTACACTAGAGGGTGATATGTACGCAGATATAAATGACTACATCATTAAAGGAGTAAAGGGAGAATTTTACCCATGTAAACCCGATATATTTGAATCAACTTATGAGGAAGTCGAGGGGGACAAATAATGGCAGAACTAATCAGAGTAGACCAAGCAATAAAACTCACAACAGAGTTTGAGCAAGTGTCAAAAGAAATAGATAAAAAGATTGAGACGGCAAACTCACTTGTAGTTAGTGAGGATAACTACAAGGAAGTCAAGAAAATCAGAGCGGAACTGAACAAAGAAGCGAAGATGTACGCAGAGGATTTTAAGGCTATCAAAGAGAGTGTGCTTGCCACATGGAACGAGTGCGAGAGCACCTATAAGAAGATGATTAGAGATAAGTATGCAGTGAGTGACGTAATCTTGAAGTCAAAAGTAGGTGAGATTGAGGGCGGAATAAAGGACGAAAAGAGAAAAAAGGTTGTTGAGTTCTTTGAAAAGCACAGAGCAAGCCGAAAGCTAGACTTTGTAACATTCGATGATATGAACCTAAAAATCGGCATGAGTAACAGCCTTGCTTCACTCAAAAAGGAAGTTACCGAAAAGTTAGACGAAATCCTAAAGGGATATGAGGGTGCACTAGAAACATCACCTGATGTAGTTGCAGAGTTTAAGGAGAATGGTTTTGACTTTGCAAGAGCCTTTACAACTGTTAAAGACCGAGAGGAACGCAAGCGAAAAGCAGAGGAAGAACGCAAGGCAATGCTTGAAGCAAGAGCCGAAAGGGAACGCAAGGAAGCTGAAGCGAAAGCGATCGTCCAGGAAACAGAAATAAAAGAGAGTGATGCAGTTGAGGAAGTCGCAGATGAGAAGCCAACCACACACGAAGAAAATCGTGAAATGATTTACTCGGTAACATTCACGGTCAAAGGTACTAGGGAAGAACTCATTGATTTATCGAACTTCCTAAAGGAACTCAACTATGACTACAAGCAGATTAAGTAAGGAGTAGAACATGCAGAAGAACGGAATAGCAAAGAGAGAGAACACAGCTACATTCTCAATGAAAATGAGTAGCGATAAATTTCAGCACAAGATACATGAGGTACTACAAGACAAGAATAGAGCCATTAAGTTTACGGCAGCCTTAACAAGTGCGGTAGCTAATCAGCCTGCATTACAAGAGTGTGAAGCAACAACAATCTTGTCAAGTGCATTGCTAGGCGAGAGCCTTAATCTCTCACCATCACCACAGCTAGGGCAGTACTACATCGTGCCGTACAAGGATAGAAAGAATGGAAGAACAGTAGGAACATTCCAACTAGGTTACAAGGGATATGTTCAGCTTGCCCTACGAAGCGGTAACTACAAGAAACTAAATGTTCTTGAAGTAAAAGAGGGAGAGCTTATTTCATGGAATCCGCTCACAGAGGAAATCAAGATTAATCTGATTGAGGACGAGGTAGACAGAGAATTAAGACCGACCGTTGGCTATTATGTATCGTTCGAGTATCTAAACGGCTTTTCAAAAGCTATGTACTGGACAAAAGACAAAATGGTGTCGCACGCAAAGAAGTATTCAAAGGCTTATGCAAGCGATACGAAGAACGGCACATCATACAGCTTTTGGACTAGCAACTTTGACGAAATGGCTAAAAAGACAATGTTGAGACAGATTATTTCCAAGTGGGGAATTATGTCAACAGAAATGAACGAAGCCTTTACATCAGACAATGCGGTTATCGGTGAGGGTCAAATTCCTGAATACATTGACAATCAGGAACAGATTATCGAGAGAGTTGTTGAAGAACCAATTGAGAGAGACGAGCCAATTATCGATGTAGCGGTAGAGGGTGACGATGAACAAGCAACATTTAAGCTATAAGATTATCGGAACTGGAAGCAAGGGAAACGCTCTATATTTGGCTTGTGGCGAGCATAAGGTGCTAATTGATATTGGAGTACCTTATAAGGCAATAAAGTCGCTAGAAATTGATTATGTACTGCTCACGCATAGCCACAGAGACCACCTTAATATATCAACCGTCAGCAAACTTGCTTATGAGAATCCGCACATCAAATTTTTCTGTACAAAGTACCTAGTACAAAAACTACTAAAGTGCGGTGTAGATGTTGGGAATATCTACTTTAAACCACACATCGAGATAGGCAGCCTAACACTAAATCGGTTCAATCTGATACACGATGTGCCGAACTGCGGTTGGAAGTTGAAATTTAAAGACGGTGGCAAACAAACGCTAAAGGTGTTTTATGCGACAGATACAGCAAGCCTAGACCATGTATCAGCAAAAGGTTTTGATTATTACTTTATCGAGGCGAACTATGACGAAGAAGAAATCATCAAGCTAATAAAAGAAAAAGTTGATAACGGAGAGTACAACTATGAAAGGCGAGTAGTCGATACGCACCTATCAAAGCAAAAAGCTGATAAGTGGTTAGCAAACAACATTAATGATAACAGCGTCTATGTGTACATACACGAACATTCAGACGCACACGAAAGAAAAGAGGTAGAAGATGAACGAAGTAGCATTGATAGGCAGACTTGTTAAAGACCCTGAAATCACTTATTTGGAGAGCGGAACGCACGTTGCGAGATTTACCCTTGCAGTTCCAAAAGAGGGCAAGGATAAAGAGGGAGCAGACTTTATAAGGTGTGTGACCTTTAACAAAAACGCAGATGTTGTAGAGAGGTACTTATCAAAAGGCAGACAAGTAGGGGCAACCGGTAGGCTTTCGTCCTACTCATACGAGAGTAAAGAGGGGAAAAAGATTTACGGATTAGAGGTAAATGTAAACAGAATAACATTTCTTTCTAGCAATCCTAACGGTAAAGATGAGAAGCCTACAGCAGACGAAACCCCAACAGAGGATATTAACCCTCAAGAGAGTTTCGCAGCAATAGACGAAGATATTCCATTTTAGGTAAGAACGGCTAGTGTTGGTTGGCACTATATCTCCTTTCATAACACAGCATGTATTAAATCTGTCAAACATAGAATACTAGCCGTTTTTATATATATCAGCTAACACAGGGGCGGTTATTACTGTTCAAGGATAGGGATACACATAGACGCATAAAACTATATTTTATATCAAAAAATACACGTAACTTAACTAACTCAAACCATGTGGAAATGTGTATAAATATTCATAAAATATGTGGATAACTACCCTTTGTTTAACAAAAAGAGAGGTAAACAAATGTTTGAAAATAAAAGACTTGTAAATGTGACTTTTGATAACTCGAAGAACGGAGATAAAGAGTATCTATTCGCTTGTTATGACGATGTTGAACTAGGCGATAAAGTTGTTGTCAGCACTGCGTTTGGACTAGGGATTGGAACTATCAGAAGTTTTGAAACAGAAGTGCCAAGTTGGTTAGACGAGGACAAACTGCGAGAGGTTGTTTGCAAAATTGACCTAACAAACTTCATGGCGAGACGAGAAGCGAGGGCGAAAGAGCAGGTGGACTAAATGGCAGAGAGAAGAATGATTGCTAAAAGCATTGTTTTTTCAGACGATTTTTTAGATATGCCGTTGAGTTCAAGGTGTCTATATTTCACGTTCTTGTCCGTTGCCGATGATGATGGATTTATTAATAATCCAAAGTCGATTATAAGACAATGCGGAGCGTCAAACGATGATTTAAGACTGCTAATCGCTAAAAGCTATATCATTCCGTTTGAGAGCGGTGTAATCGTGATAAAACATTGGAAAATACACAACTACATTCAAGCTGATAGACGCAAACCGACTTTGTACCAAGAAGAAAAAAATATGCTAATTGTGCAAAAAGATAAGTCTTATGCGTTAAAAAATGACGAACCGCTAGAACCATTGAAAAATGAACAATGTATCCAATCTGTATCCAAAATGGATACACAGGTTAGGTTAGGTAAGGTTAGGTTAGGTAAGGTTAGTAATAATAACCCCCCTATATCCCCCCTTAAGGGGGAGTGTGGCGAGGTGAAAAAACCAAAAGCCGAAAAAGAGCCAAAGGGCAAAGCGATTTACAAAGACCTACCAAGCGAACTCAAAGACGCAATGATTGACTTTGAGTCTATGCGAACCAAGATGAAAAAGCCATTAACCGACAGAGCGAGAAAGCTGTTAATCACAAAGCTAACCAAGTTGGCAAGTGACGATAGCGGCAATATCGATACGCAGTTAGCCGTGAAGATTGTCGATCAGTCACTAGAACGAGGGTGGTTGAGTTTTTTCGAGGTAAAGACCGACAACAGCGGTTATCAAGGCAAAGCAAATAACAGCGACACGTTGCCGTATTCAGGACTTGACTGGTAACGGCAGAAAGGAGCAAGAGCATGAACAAGCAAGACACAGAAAACGTGCTGAACATAGTCAACGCGTCATATCCGCAGTACCTAAAGCACATGACGCCGATTGAGCGAAAAACACAGCTAGCTGTTTGGTATGACCTACTGCGAGATTGCGACAAGGACGATGTACTAGCCGCAGTCAGAAAGCACGTTGAAACAAGCAAGTACCCACCGTCAATCGCAGACGTCAGGGAAAAGGTTAAGCTGATTGAGCGAATCAAGAAAGCGAGAGGAAAGCTAGCTAGTGGCACAAATCTACTCACAAGCGGACAAGCCGACAGACTAGCTGAACTCAAGCAGAAACTAGCCGAACTCGATAGGCGAATCGTTCAGTCCAAAACGGACACACAGCTTAGGGAAATGCGACTGAAAAGGCACGAACTGAAATGCAATATCGAGTTTTTAGAGGACGAGGAACTGCGACTACAAAGACAAGCCGAAGCGGAACTCGAAAAAGCGGAAAGGGCGTGGCAAGCATGAAATTTATAATCCACGCAGCACCAAAGCCAAAGGGCAGACCGAGAGTAACGAGAAGCGGTCACGCATTCACGCCAAAGGCAACAAGGGAGTATGAACAGCTAATCGTCAGCGAGTGGGAGATTCAGCATGGCAAAGCGACACCGATTGAGAACCCCATAGCCGTCAGAGTGATGTTTTACATGCCAATCCCAAAAGCAACGAGCAACAAGGCAAGGGAACGCATGGCAGCAGGACTAGAAGTGCCTGTGAAAAAGCCCGATATTGACAATTTGCTCAAGGCGGTTTTGGACGCACTCAACGGAAAAGCGTATCAAGATGATAACCAAATCGTTGATATTTTAGCGGAAAAACGATATTCAGACGAGCCGAGAACGGAAGTTTTTATCAGCGAAATCATCTACCCTGCGTGTTGAGGGGTGGACTACCACCACGAGAAACGTGCGAGAAGGTGTCTAATTTGACGATAGCGAGAAGAAAATGCGTTAGTCGATGATTGATATGGCTAAGATATAAAAATCGCTTAAAACTAAAATAAATCGGTTTTACGCATATATCACAAAATGACACCACGAAAGCAAATCGCAAATCAGCACAGAAAATGACGGTGGATAAACGAATGTTTAAATATACATAAATTACTAATAAATATTCATAAAGGAGAACCGAAATGAAGTGCTTATGTTGTAACACAAAAATGGTATCCGTAAATGATTATCATTCATGCGGATATCCAATGACCATATACGCTTGCCCAAAATGCGAATCGGGCGCAGAAGTTGTAACCGATGATGATGGATTTATCACAACTTGCATTTTTAATAAATATAAAAAATTCAATGATTTTGAATTAAAAATGCTAAAGCAGAAAAAAGAACAGATATGGTAATCGAGAAAGGAAATAAGTATGGACGAAAGAAAATTTATAAAGAAGTGTAAGGAGCTTGTAAGAAACTACTATAACGATAGAGTGAACCCAGCTACCATTAATGGACACATCACAACAGATGATGTATTTGTTGTTTGGTTCTGTAAAACCTTGCAGAACGCAAAGGCTCTAGTTAGCACAAACGTATCAGACGGTATGTATTACGAGGTTACCTACAACGGAGACAAGAACGAGTGCTATCTTGACGCCTACAAGAAGTGGCAAAACGTTTGTATTGAGATGTAGGAGTAAGACATGAGAGAGATAAAATTCAGAGCGTGGCTAAAATCAAATAAACTTATGTATAACGTGTTGTGCGTAGATATTGCCGAAAAGAAAGCACTTATCGAACATGGCGATATGAAAGATTATGTGAAATATCCCGAAGAAATCAAGTTAATGCAATGTATAGGACTAAAAGATAAAAACGGCAAGGACATATACGAGGGCGATATCGTAAATTATCGAAGCTGGGAGAACGAATACAATCTCGAAGTTGTGTGGATAAAAGAAAAAGCAAGGTTTGGACTCAAAACAAAGGCAGGTCATATAAACATGAAAGTTTGGAAATATGATTGGTATGAAGTTATAGGTAACATTTATGAAAATCGAGAACTGTTAAAAGACCCCCAACAAGCAACAAAGAGGTAAAAAACCATGTTAACCGAAATTAGGCTAATCGTGATGATTGCACTATGGGTAACGGCTATCTTTGGAGCGGTTATGCGAAAGCGAGGACACGAGCGGTTAGCCGACAGATTAATCGATATATTCGATATAGGAGTAGTTATAGTTATATTTTCAGTATTTTGGGGAGATTGAAAGATGATTTTGATTATTGTACAAGTGATTGGGTTAATAGTGTGTATCGTTGGAAATATTCTGAATGAAACGATTAATTGTAGATGTTATGACTTTAGAACACGAAGACGAATTAAAGTAATTTTATCCATCTTAACATTTTATTTTGTATTTGTGCCGTTGTGTATGTATCTAGGGGGATATCAAAGAGGCTTTCTTATTGGCACAGCGATTGCGATTTTACCGTCACTTATTATCCTTTGTGACGATTTTTAAACCATGATAACAACAACAAGTATAGCGGCAGAGTTTACCGCAGAACAACGAAAAGGTATTTGCAAGTGGTGTGTGGAGAACAAGAAAACAAAATGCACCACTTGTGCAATCAATAAAACAGAGCCATATAAGGAGAAAAAGTGATATGGAGTATATATATTGCAAGAACAAAACAGAGTATCGCTATGCAAGAAGAACTCTATCAAGGGCAGGGTATAAAGAGGAAAAGCACTGGTGTTTAAGCGAACTTGCATGGGGAGACATCGCCCAAAGATGTGGCATAACCCTGTATGTATCAGACGATAAAAGGGCGATTAGTCCACAAGCGTCTGTTGGTTTTCAACCTAAAGGATATAAGCTTTCAAAACTTATGAGGGGTGCAGAAGTGGAGGGAGTTTTCCATAAAATCAACGAACCCTACGATAGCGGAGCGTGGAAAGACCTAAAAACAGATCTAGCAACGAAGCTAAACACAGAGCTAAATACAAAGTTAGAACCGCTTGATGATACGGAAGAACTTGAACAAGACAGAGAGAAACTGCGTAAGTTCGCAAAAGATACAAAGGGTAAAGCAAAAATAAGCCTTGTACCAATGCAGATTTTAACAGACATTGCAGAGGTTAGGGAGTACGGTGTAAAGAAGTATGGAAGTGTGGATAGTTGGAAAGAAGTACCGATTGAAGATTATCGTGACGCACTTTTAAGGCACATCATCGAGTATATCAAAGACCCTAGCGGAGTAGATAAGGAGAGCGGAATCAAGCACTACAAACACATCGCTTGCAATCTAGCCTTTATATGCGAAATGGAGAACATGGAAGATGGCACTAGAAGCATATAAGGGAAATCTAATCATGGGTGGTATCGTCAAGGGCAACGTGCACTACTTCCATAATGACGAGTGGAGCATTATGAGAAAGCTAGAAGACATGGCTGTATATCATGACGGAATAACATGGCGAGGTACAAGGCGAGAAATCGAGGAAAAGTTCGGCACGGACATGATGGTGCAGTTCTTGAAATGGCTACACCCCGACTTAATTAATCGATATGCACGTTGTCCTATATGTGGTTGTTTGATTTATGACGGTTCGGCTGCGTTTTGTGTTAAATGCAAGGACGAGGGCAACAGACGAATGCGGAAAGCACTTGAGGAAACACCGACCCAGGAGTTCGCAAACATTGGACTAGAAGTTATCAAGTCAATAGTTTTCGAGTATAGGCAAGCCCTAAAACAGCTAAAAAAGAATCCAAACAACGGAACGGCACTTGCAAAGGTTCAGCAGGACGAGGAATGGTTTAAGTCAAAAGACTTTGACATTTTAGCCCTAGGGCTTGTACACGGTGAACGAATCATACAAGAGGTGCGAAAAGAAATTGACGCTGATGTAGTAAGGAGAAGAAGATGATAATAACTAAAATCACAGATTTATTAAATGACAAACGCCCCTTGAGGTTACGTGAAAAAAAGTTAGAAATAGCCGCAAGAGTTAACGAAATGAAAGATATTAAAGACTTGCTGGTGTCTGGTAACAATATGCAAATTTCAGGTGGAACTTATCTACTTGTAAACCCAACACCTGAATTTAAAAAAACAATGACCGAATATCTGAACAATAGACTAACCGAACTTGCAAAAGAAGTTCAGATACTGCAAGGAGTAACACCTATTGAGTACAAAGAAAGCGAGGATAAATAATATGACAGCATACGAAAAATCAAAAGAGAGAGCGGAAAGAAGAACAAGGTTAGAAAACGAGTATAGTGATTTAGCTGCAAAGTGTACAAAGCTAAAGTTTAAGCTAAATGAAGCAGCAGATGATTTACCAAAGGACACAGTAGAGATTTTGAGAAATCAGCTAACCGTTATGCGTGAGTACAAGGCTATTTTAGAAAATCGTTTAGCGACTGGAAAGTATTAAAAGAGGGAAACAATGAGTAGCAAACGAAATAAAGAGTTGGCAGACCACCACAGAGCACATCATTTCTTTGATGATATGCTAGGTGAGGAACGTGTGGACAGAGCGTTTGATTATGACGAACTAGACGATTGCAACGAGCATGAATATTTAGACCATGTTAAGCATGTTTACGCCCCTGATGGTGGAGAGGAACTACCCTATGATTAATTCAGTAATCTTGCAAGGCTTTTTACAAAATAAGCCAATGATGATTAAGACAGGAAAATCAGAAACCCCCACAGCAAGTGCCATGCTCGTTGTACCGAGACCCTATGCCTTCAAACGTAAAGAGGGGCTAAAGAACCGCTATTACGATAACATCAGAATTTACGCAAACGGTAAAAAGGCGAATACCTTGCGTAAAGGTATGAAAGGCGAACAAACAATCGTTCAAGGTGTACTACATCAAGGAACATGGCACAATCCACAAACTGGTCAAAGTGGAACAAGCTACTATGTGGTGTGTTCAGAAGTCCAAATTTTAGGGCGTATGGGTAAAATAACAAGGAGTGCAACACCTAACACCTTGCAGGGCGAAATCAACGATATTTTGCGGTATAAGGCAAGTATCAAAAATGAATATCAACCTCACGAAATCAAAAAGGCGATTGAACCAACAATCGAGCGAGGGGTTAATTCAAACACTATTGATGTTGATATGCCGATGGAATTTTTCCTAGATGATGATTTTGACGAGGAAGCTGAAAGGGTACAAGCAGAAGCGGAAAGTGAGGACTTTATTAATGATTAAAAGGTGCGTAGTGTGTGGCAAATTCTTTGAAGCATTAAGAGAGTTTGAGGTTGTTTGCGATAGTCCCAAGTGCAAGAAAGCAAGAAATAAACAGAAACATGATGAGTGGGTAGCTAGGAACAGCGACAGAGTGCGAGAAATTCGTCATAGAAGCTATAAAAAGGCAAAGGCGAGGAAACGTGCCATTGAAGAAAAAAAACACCGTATAGAGCGATTTAAGGGCGAAATAAGCAAAGAGCAAGAAAGGGCAAAGACCCACAAGACTTATGGCGAAATCCAAGCGGAGAAACTCATCAGAGAGCAGAGGGAAGAAAACCCCATACAAATTGACAAATAAAAGAGAAAGGAGACCCTATGAACTCATTTATAGCAACTGGACGATTAGTTAAAGACCCTGCAAAGAGTTTGACCCCACGAGGGAAATCAATTGCACACTTCAAACTTGCGGTAGTTAACAAGAGGAGCAAGAGAGAGGACGGCAAGTATGACACCGATTTTTTCAAATGCGTTGCGTATGGCGATACTGCCGACCGAATACTCAGGTACAAAAGGAGAGGCGAACCCCTACTAATTGTTGGTGAAATGCACTTCCCTAAATTCAAGTCAAAGACAAGTGACCATTGGATAATTTATCCCCTTGCAACGGTGCTTGATATTGACCTACTAACCACGCAGAAGTACCACGACCCGAATAAACTAGCCGACAAGCTAGAAAAAGAGGCGAATATATTCGATATTGCCGCAGAATCAGAGGAACAACACGAGCGTGAAATGGATATGTACGGTTAAAAAGTCGAATATCCCCACAGCAAGTTTACTGAAAGGGTGCAGAATAAAGCTATGAAATACTTTAAACTTGATACAAAAGGCTTAATTTCAGACTTCAACAAGAATAAAAATGCCGTCCTTGCATTAAAGAGTGAGATACTATTCGCAAAGCAAGAGAAAAGGATAGCAATTGACGCAATCGAGCGGAGCGACTGGACTAGACGCATTGAATTATTACACCTAAAACAAGAAGAATATCAGCATTATGTTGATATGGTTGTGCTAGGGTTTGGTGCAATAACCGAGATTGAGCGGAATATCCTTGAGGGGTGGATTGTAGACGGTAAGGACGATATGGAACTTGCCGACGAATCACTAATACCGATAGAATCTATTGAGAGGGCAAAAAACAAGGCTCTAGCCAACTTTGAGGCAGTGATTAACCCTTTATAGTCTTTAGGAAATAAAACGGCTTAAAACGGAAATATAAGCCAAATAGGGCAATATAAAACAGGGTAGAATTTATACCCTGTTTTTCTTTTGTTTCATACCTTTGAGTGAGTGCCGTAAGATAGCTTAATCAATCAGCATTTTTCTAAAATAGTCCTCTTGACTTTCAAACAACCTCAAAGCCCTATCGTGTAGGCTCGTACCACCGAAAACCTCATCAATTGAGAGCGGTATATACATCAAAGCAGCGTCAACATTAATCGGACTATATCCCATGAAATCAAGGTCTTTTTTGAGTTGGTCAACTATCCAAACATAGATAGCATAATCAACCCCATTATCAACGCAATTAGCTTGAAATCTTGCCCCTGCCTTTGTCAGATTGTCAAGGTTCTTTACTTCTCCTGCTTTTAACTCTCTTTCAAAGTAAATACGATCATCGACAGCCCACACCACAAAGAATAATATAGGCACTCCGAACACCGTGAACAGGCAAATCGCCCTTGTAAATATATCAAATAGCGTGTTGCCCATTCCGTCACCGTAAAACGCCCACTCTGGAACGTAGCTGCTCATTGTTTCATTCTCCTCTCCTTTATTTACCTAGATAGTTCTCAATAGCCTTACGAATAATAGCCGCTTGACTATCTCCGTTCGCTTTCGTTGTTGCCCTAAATTCCTCTACTAGGGCTATAGGTAGAGCAACCTTAATCTGCCTATAGTTCTTATCCATATAGCGGCGTGTAGCCGCCTTTCTTGCTTCAGATACTGCCATATTTACCCCCCTTTTTTAAATCCTGTCTCTGCTTTAATAAACTCTAATTCTTCATACAGCTCATCGTTTTCTTCCTCTATATCATTATTGATAAACCAAAGCCTCTGTGCCTCATCTATGGCTTTGATAGCCACCGTTTCAATAAACTGCTCGTAAGTGCAGTTTGGTTTAATTTCCCATAAGGCAATACCTGGCTCAGCAGCTATAGTGTAATGTGTGATTGTTTTGTCTCTACACGTTATACGGTCTCTGCCATTTTGTCCCAAAATATACAAATCGTGTTCATCTGCGAACTTTAATATTTTTTCGTTTAATTCCATTTTTTACCCCTCTTTTTTTTTAAATAATATCAGAGATATCGTCAAAATCAATTAATTTAATGCGTGTAGCCTTTGAATAATCTATCCTTTTAAATCTTCTGTTCAGTTCCTTGTTGTATCTCACAATCGCGTATGTAGTTCTTTCCATTGTTTTTGCTCCTTAATTATCTGTTGTTATATCTTGTTATATCTTTTAATCCATGAGGGGATTTAATCCCCTCGTTATTCCTTTAGTGACTGCCGCTAGATAGTTATTTAGCAGTTGCAAGAGTTACAACCTTGTTAATAAACTCATCTAACAGCTTATTGACTGCGTCTCTGCGTTCTTCCCAAGGGGTATTATAATCACCGGCTATTTTGCGTGCCTTATCCTCATACTCATGCACGAGGTCATAATTATAATAATTTCCAAAAGGTCTATAACCAGTAACAATTATTACACCGTCTATGTCGTATATATCAGCGTTCCAACCGTAAACGCCGCTTGTATACGCGGTAGGATCAACATTTCCTAATAACGTCTGTAAATCGCAATAGCCGGCTTCTAGAATTATGCCGCCATTTTCTTTTACTGCTTTTCTTGTTGTCTTGAATTTCATTGCTTTAACCCCTTTCTATAGTTCCATGAACTGCTTTTTGTTCAGTCCGCAAAATGATTTAATGTGGCGTCCAGTTGTTGCCGTCCAATCGTCAAACCATAACCGTTCAAGTTCTCCGCCTGCTGTTCTTCTGATGATTGGCGTATCATAGCTATATAGCGTTTCCGAGCCATCATCAGCAACAACAACTTTAGCTTTGCCGTAAAAACTAGCCTGATTATTAGTTGGGGTTAATTCGTATTTTTTCATTTGTCTTTTTTGCATTTATCTTATATAATAAATGCGCTCCTTTCTTTTGTTATCTCGACCGGTAATAATGAATTGAGTGTTGCGGACTGTTGGAGCAGTCCGCTTTTTTAATTGTTGTAGCTTTCCTTTAGCTTGTCTATATTGTATAATAGTACGTATATATTGTCAATAGTATTTTCAATCTTTTTTATGTTTTTCTTTGTTTTTCTGTAACCTCTAAACATGTGTTCGTTTTGTGTTTTTTTAAAAAGTTGCTTGACACGTTAAGATAAACGGACGCATCATATAATTGTACCCAGACAGTAGGAAATGAACCGAGCGTTAGCGATATACTCCGCCCAAGCGAGCAGGCGACCACCTAACCGCATATATATCTAGTAGCGACCAGGCGAACGCACACCGCACACACTTAATCAATCTAACTGCCTTTGATTTAACAATTCAATTAATCAATCAACTATTCAGGACGTGAGCCGTACACACGGTGTCAGGTTCTTTTTTTATTGCATTTATTAAGCCGTCAGCGAGTGGGGCGGCAGTCATCAAGGATTTAATAAGCCCAAACAATAAATTAATATCTTTAATTTTTCCATTAAGCAAGAGACGAACGCAGCAGCGTGAGAGCAAACCAACAACAAGGTAATCAATCTATAAGGGTTGAAGGAAGCAAGATATACACGCAACAGCGAGCGACCGACCAACAACAAATAAATAAGGCGTAGCCGTGTAGGTTGACAATAATCTAAAGGTAATAAGGGCAACTATTCCGAAAAATACAATTTAGGGAATAGTTAAAATGTAGAGCGATAAGACCTACAGTGTAGTGATTGCAAGGGGTATGTGTTCACCCTCTCATTATTGGGCGAGACCACATCAATATTATTTGTTTTTACCAACAAGAAAACCGCCGAACACGTGGGGGTATTTCAAGGTTCGACCCGTTCCACCCCAGCCCTGGTCTCTTATTCGTATATATATATATACAGTACATCTACACTTTGAAAACCACTTGAAAACAAGGGGGTATATCCCCAAAACGTGTGTGTAAGAGAAAACGAATTGGTAAGAAAAAAATATAAAAAAATAAAAGAGGGAATACATGAATGAAGCTGAAATATATAGGGGCGTCCTGCGGAGAGATTACGCAGAGTACGTAAAGTATGTACATAGTGGTTCATGGATAAAGAGCCGATTTCATGGGTTTTTGTGCAAGTATGTGCAGAACTTTATAGAGAGAAAGACAGACGCACCATACGAGATATTGGTAATACATACGCCGCCGCAACACGGTAAAAGCCAGACAATAACGGAGACACTACCTAGTTGGTATCTCGGTAAGAACCCTGAACATAGGGTAATAGAAATATCGTACAACAAGGACTTTGCGATCAGGTTTGGTAGAAGAAACAAGCGAAAAATAGTTGAATTTGGCAAAGAGATATTTGGTATCGAAATATCCAAAGAGGCGAGTAAAACGCAAGAGTTTGAGTTAGAGAACCATAGCGGCGGTATGTTATCAGCAGGAGTTGGCACATCAGTAACAGGACAGAGAGCGAATTTACTGATAATAGATGACCCTATCAAGAACAGAGCGGAAGCTAATTCAAAAGCAAGGCGAGACCTTATCTATGACGAGTGGCTAACCACGTTTAGAACGAGATTAGCACCACATAGCAAGGTAATACTGATAATGACACGTTGGCACGAAGATGATTTAGCAGGACGATTGCTAGATGAAGAAGATAACATCAAGTATCTGCGATTTCCGTGTGAATGTGAAGATGAAAACGATATATTGAGGCGAGCGATTGGTGATTCTCTTTGTCCTGATATTGGGAAAGATAAAGTGTGGCTAGAGGGAACAAAGGCGACCATGTTATCAGAGAGTGGTTCGATGGCGTGGAACGCACTATATCAAGGCAGACCTACAGCCAAAGAGGGTAATATCATCGAGCGAGACTGGTGGCAGTATTATGATGAACTACCTGAAATAGCTGATTGGGTAATGAGTGTAGACGCAACATTTAAAGATACAGAGCAGTCCGACTTTGTTGCAATCCAAGTATGGGGCAAGGTCGGAGCAAGCCTATATCTGATAGACGCTGTTAAGAAAAGGCTAAATTTCCCATCTACGATAGTTGAGATACGCAGATTGAGGGCGATGTACCCTAAATGTATGACAACACTTATAGAGGATAAGGCTAACGGTAGTGCGATTATCACGATGTTAAGGCATGAGCTGTTTGGAATAATACCAGTAGAGCCTAACGGTAGTAAGATGTCGAGGGTACAAGCAATACTAGGGGCGATTGAGAGCGGAAACGTGTATCTACCTAGAGGCAAGCGATTTACTAATGACTTTGTAGATGAGTGTTCGAGTTTTCCTAACGCAGCACACGATGACCAAGTCGATAGTATGTCACAAGCACTAAATAGACTTATCTATCAGAGTGGAGAGAAGAAAGCGGTTAAAAAGAAGTCCGTGATGGAACTGATGTTTCCTGCGTACTATGAGAATAAAGGCGGTAAGGGCAAAATAAGACCGATATAAGGGGGAATGATGATAGAAATAGCACTCGTAATATCAAGTATGCTGATTCCGATAATGTCGATTGTATTTTTCGTTATAGGGTACAACGTAAATGCACCTAAAAAGCTGTTATTTAGGGGTAGGAAGCCTAAAAAGACGGAATACGAGAGAAAGATGGAACAGATAGATAACGTTAGCTTAAAAGGGGAATAAATGGGTATTTTAAATAAAAAGAATGATACGGATTTTACTACTCAAATATGGCAGAAGTACGAAAAAACAAAAGCGTACATGCAGAAAAAGAGTATTCTATCTGATTCAGAGCGAAACTGGAACTTCTATATAGGCAAACAATGGGAAGCGGTGAAAGGTGCGGCAGGGCTAGAAGATAAGCCTATACAGAATTTCGTTAAACAAGTAGTGAAATACAAGGTTCACTCTATATCACAGCGTGATGTAACAGCGATATTCAGCGATGTAACTGGTGATTATGCTGATGTATGTTCAAATATTGGCAAATTATTCGATATATCGTGGGAAAAGTCGAGCATGGGGCGAATATCACGAAAAGCATTAAAAGCCGCTGCGATTCAAGGTGATTCATATGTATTTTGGTACGGTGGTGACACGAGAAAGAAACCACAAATACTGAATAATACGCAGATATTATTTGGTGATGAGAACATATCAGAACTACAAGAACAGCCATACATCATCATTGAGGAAAGACTAGGAGTTGAAACTGTAAAGGCTAGGGCGAGAGATAACGGCTTGCCTGAAAGTGAAGTTTCACTACTGCGAGAGGACGGAGATACAAATGATACGTTGCTAAACAAAGACGAGGTAGGCAACAAGATTACATCGCTTGTGTACCTAGAACGCAAGGACGGAGTTATCCATGTAGCAAGAGCAACGAGAACAGTTGTTTATGAGCCACTACACCCTATTCAGCAGATGAAAAACGGAGCATATCACGGCATAGGCTTATCACTATATCCGATCGTTCCAATGGTATGGGAAGAAGTCCCTAACAGCGCAAGGGGAGTATCAGAAGTATCTGAAATAGCAGCAAATCAGCTTGAACTTAACAAAATGCTTGCTAGACGAAGTGAGAGCGTTAAGCAGACCGCATTTCCACGAATGGCAGTAGACAGAACGGCAGTTGCTAACCCGGAAGATTTAGACAAGGTGGGAGCGACAATTGAGGTTAATGGTGGCAACTCAAAAGCTATAGACACCATGATTTCGTATCTAGCACCGCAGGCACAAGCAGGAGATGCAAAACAGCTATCTGATGAACTCCTAAACACAACAAAAGACCTTGCAGGAGCGAGTGATACAGCACTAGGTAATATCGAGTTATCGAGAGTATCAGGAACAGCGGCAACAACCGTTCGTGACCAACAGCAAGTAACACTCAACGAGCAAGCCGATATGTTCAAAGAGTTCGTTGAGAATGTGGCACTTTTATACTTTGACTTATGGAAAACCTTTTATCCTGATGGTGTCAAGTTTGAACAAGTCGAGGTAACAGCAGAGGAACTACAGAAGATAGAGCCTACCGTAAGGATTGATGTATCAGAGAATACAACACTATCAAGAGTTGCAGAACAGCAGGAAGTAACAAACCTCTTCAACAATAACAAGATTACGTTTGACGAGTTTGTAAGGCTATATCCTGAACATGCAACGATTGACAAAAAGAGATTACAAGAAGTGCTAGAGGAAAGAAAAGCGGAACAGGAAAGACAGAGGCAAGAAATGGCACAGCAGCAGATGATTGCGGGGCAGGGCGGTGAACAGCCGATTGATAACAATGTTCCTAGCGATGAGATAAATAATGATGTAGGCGGTGGAAACGCACCAAGCTATCAAGATATTCAGTCGCAACTAGCACAGAAATAAAGGGTAAAGGAAATGGCAAAACTAGAACTAGAGAAACATACAGAGGACGAGGTTTTAGGGTTGTTTGAACAGTTCCTCAAAGAGGTTGAGGACAACGAGTATAAAACACTACCGACAAAATCAAGGTTTGCAGATTTTCTAGGACAGCCAAGACGAGAGGTAATGCGATATTTCGCATTACACTCTCATGCAGAGGCGAAGATGAAAGCGATGATTGCAGACACATTGATTGAGGGGGCAATGCTTAAAAAGTACGTTCCGAACGCTACAATGCATGCGCTCAAGAATATATGCGGTTGGGAAGATAACCCTAAACAAGCAAAGGCTCAAGCAAGTAAACAGGAAAGCGACGATAGGAAAGCTAAACGTGAACTTGATGAGTATATAAAAGAGCAAGGCTTACTCTTGAAACGCAAGAAAAAAGAAAGCGATTCAGAAAAAGCCACAGTAAGTTAATACCAATTCATTTAGCAAGGGAGAAAGAGCGTTGGAAAACAACATTGAAACAAGCGTAGAAACGATGGACGTCGCTGAACCATCACTAGAAGTTGAAAGCGTAGAAAGAGTGGACGCCGCTGACCCACTAGACAACGGAACACCAAGCGAACCAAACGAGGCTATTGACGAGGGAACGCAGACAGAGGGCACAGACCAATCCGATAACAGCGGAAGAACCGAAAGTGACGCCGCATTTGCAGAAATGCGAAGAAAAAACGAGGGGTTGGAGCACGATGTACAGATTTTGCAAGACGCATTAAGCAGGTACTTTGACGGAGAAACACCCGAAGAACTTGCTTTAATGGCACAGGCATATCAGGAAGAACGAGAATATGACGATGTCAAAGCCGACTATGACAAGGAACAGGAACTTGAAGACCTGCGAGAGAAAGTAAGACTTGCAGAAGAAGAAAAGATGAACCTTGAAATAGACCAGTTAATAGCACAGGGGTTACGTGATGTTCAAGAAATTGACCCTACCATTAAATCGTTAGAAGAACTAGGCGAAACATTTGCAAACTTTATAGGCGCAGGATTAAGCGCAAAGCAGGCATATTATGCTACACAGCAAATGGAAGCAAGGGAAAAGGTACACGCACCAAACGGTGTAGGAAAAATCGCTGATAACAAGACAGAGCGAGAATACTACACATCAGAAGAGCTAGACAACCTAACTGATGAGGAAATGGACGCTAACTGGGATAAGGTTAAAAAGTCGCTAGCGAGACTATAAAACGCTAAATAGTGTGTTTTTGATATTAAGTGTATGTGTATTCAATAAGAGAAAGGAAAGTTTTTATTATGTCTTACAATAACTTTAAAGCTACTATTTGGAGCAAGGAAATTCAGAGAGAGAACGAGAGACTTTGCGTATTTGCCGCAGACACAAATCAGAAGTTTGAGGGCGAGATCAAGAACGCAGGAGACAGCGTTCGTATTCAGGGAGTTGGCAAGCCAACAGTAACACTGTTTGACACAGCAAACGGAGACGTTGTGCTAAACGGAGCAGAAACTGTTGAAGATACATCTGTAACTCTAGTTGCTAACAATGTTGCTACTTTTAACTACAAGGTAGACGATATTGACAAGGCACAGGGAGCAGACGTAATGTCCGCACTCAATCAGGAGTCAACAGAGGTTTGCTCTAACGAGATTGATAGAGTTGTCGCAAACCTATCACTAGATAATCAGGCACAGAAGTCTGCACTAACTCTAGCAACAAAGGACAACGTGCTTGACCTACTAGATAATGCACTAGAGCAGCTATACCTAGCCGATGTATCACCAAGCACAACCATTACAGCGACTGTATCACCAAAGTTCTATACGTTGTTCAGAAAGGCTTATGTAAAGCTAGACACTAACAACAGCGAGGAACTAAAGAACGGAAAGATGTCGATGTACAACAACTGCATCATCAGAATGTCTAACAACGTGGCAAAGGACAAGAGCAACAACGAGCTTATTCAGGTTAAAACACAGAGAGCCATTGCCCTTGCAAAGAGCAAGCCACATGTTGAACCATACAGACCTGAAAACTCATTCAGCGACGCAGTTAAGGGCTTCATCATTTTTGGCACAAAGCTAGTTAGACCAAAGGAACTTTACAACATCAATGTTAAGTACGCATAAAGCGTACTTAACTGTTGGAAGTAACTAGAGTAGAAAGGGAGAAAATATAATGGCAGTAAAAGTAGAAAAGGCAGTTACATCAATTAATGATGCCGTAAAGGCAACATTTAAGTCCGTAAGCGGAGATTTCGCACTTGACCTAAAGGGTAAGGACTTCAAGACGGTAATTCTATTCAAGGCAACCGCAGGAACACCAAGAGTGACAATTCCAGTAGGAAATGCACTAGGCGGTGTAGGTACAGGACTTGATTTCACAATGGCAACAGGCGAGGTAAGAACACTCGTTGTAGATTCAAGCTATTACAAGACCGTATCAGGCGAGAACAAGGGGTATCTTGTTGGAAAGTCCAATGCAGCCGTTGATGTAGCAGTTATTCACCTACCATAGAGTGAGCAATAGGGCGAGGGTAAAACCTTGCCCTTAATTTTTAAGAAAGGGGAACAAGTTTAGTGAGTATGACGTGGAAAGACCTTAAAGACGAGTTAATTGATTTAGGGTTTGAAGAAGATGATACATATTCTGAATACAAGCGAATAGCTGTAAATTCAACGAATAGAGCGGTTCGCATTATCCATACAGTAGTCGTTCCACAGATTGAAGATTATCTCAATGGTAAGTGGGGTTACCGGGGCAAAGACGAGGACGGCAAGGCAACGTGGGTACTTCCTAAATTTAAGCCGTTAACGATAGATGTTGAGGACGATACAAAGATAAATGTTCCTGAAATAACAGAGCCTCTTGTTGGAATATTAGCAGCACATTATTTATGGCTAGATGATGATTTAACAAAGGCTACAATTTACTGGAACGAGTACGATGATTTAAAGACACAGATTATTCAGAGTGCAAAGTTAGTCAAGAAAGCTAGAGTAGTTGGGGGTATTTAATGGGAAAGCTAAATGTACCATCACAGCCAAGTGTTAGACAAGCACAATATCGTGAACTACTAGGTGTGGACTATTTGCGAGACCATACAGAAGTTGACCACAGACGCTCACCTAAAATGGTTAACATGATTTCCGATTTAGGCGGCAATCCGATTAAACGTGATGGATATAGAGTTGTAGGTATTCGATATGACGCAATATTGAGTGTTAGAGGTGAGAAATACGGAATATCGAGCAATATATCCTCTATCGTAATAAACCGCCTAGAAATGGGAAATAATCACGTTCTCGATGAAACTCACATCAAGACTATTGACGGAAAGTTTGGGAAAGTAAATACAGCTTTTAGTTATCAGAAATACATTTACATACTATCCCAAAATGCTATCGTGCGATATGACACCGTGACAAACGAGTTTTTGATTGCAGGAACTGGGGAAAAGATGATGTCGAAAGGTAAGGTTGGTGAGAGCGAACCAATCAATGACAAGATTATCCCTAGCACAGTTATATCGTTACAACCTAACGGACTAGGCGGTACGGCACTTGATAGTAAGAACCTAGCTAGTATCTATCAAACGGTCACATATCTAGGTGACGGAGAAACGAAAGAGTATAAAATTCCGAACTATGACAAGGTTGGTAGTTATGTAAAAGCAGAGGTGCTAGATAGTGAGGGTAAGTGGAAAGTTGTTAATGTAGGCACTAGTGCGTCACAAAGCATTGTTGGGAAAACACTAGACGGAAAAGGAACTGATAATTTCCGTGTTGTAGACAACAAGGTATCTTTTACAACAGCACCAAGTAAGCCACTAGTAAGCGGAGAGCCTAACGTAAGAATTACGTTTGCACCATTTTCAACAGAGCAAATAGACGGCACGAATAGAGGGTATTACAACAAGACACTAGTTGAAATACTAGGTTCAAGAACGATAATCTACTTCAATTCAAGGCTATTTATAGCTGTTGAATCGAGGACACACTATTCCGATGTTGACAATCCGTTCAGTATTCCTGACCTTAACTATTTTGATGTTGATAACAACATCATGTGCTATACACGTTCTAGTTCATATCTAGCAATTATCACAAAGGATAACGGTAGAAATACGATATTCCTAGCAAGTGAGATTAAGGATAACAACATAACACAGTATAGTGTTAAGGCTTCAAATGCAGGGGTTGGGGCGGTATCGCAGAAGTGTATAGGGATAGTAAATGACGAGCCAACATTCTTATCGAGAGACGGACTTTTTGGCATAATGACGAACTGGCAGAGCGAGAAATACGCAGTTAATCGTTCCGCAAGAATTAATCGTGCATTATGCGGAGAAGAACACCTTGAAAACGCTGTTGGTTGTGCATGGCAAGAATATTTCTATGTAGCTATAAATTCACGCATGTATGTGTTAGATAGCAGGCACAAATCAACTGACAGAAGAAGTGACCGCAGTTATGAGGGATATTTCTTTGAGAACATTCCGAACATACAATCAATGTTTGTCATTGACAACAGAATGTACTTTGCTGATGAAAGTCACACCTATACATGGAACGAGGACTTATCCGAAACAGTAAGATATTTAGACAACGCAAAACTTGTAGATGGTTCATGGACTGGAGAGCCCGTTAAGGCTATGTGGTGTTCTGCCTTTGATGATGATGGTTATCCGTCAAAGCTGAAAACATTACAAAAGAAAGGCTCATTTGTAACACTTGTACCACATTACAAGACTGGCTGCGAACTAACTCTTGTTAAAAACGGAGACGAAAGACAGTACGTAGGCGAATTTACAGCGGATATGATGTCTTTTGAACGCATTGATTTTTCAAGGTTTGCATTTAACGGTAACACAGCAACTGCTGACTTTTTCATGAAGAAGAAGATAAAAAAATATAAGCGATTACAAATCATATTAGAGAATAACAAGGCTGAACCTTTTGGTATAACGAACGTTGTTAAGTCTTATACTATTGGAGATTTAGCTAAAAGGTAAAAGGGGGAGACAATGGCAGGAATACCAAAAACAGATTATACAATTTCCCCTGCGGAGATTGCGGCTAAACATGTAGCGGCGGCAGACACTACACTAACAGGAACAGCGTTGCAAAACAAGAAAGTGTTTGACGCACTACCTGAACTAATAGCTGAAAAGGTGAACAACCTAGCGAAACACGTTGACGGAGATTTCACATCAATGGAAATTGCCCCACAAGTGTTGAGGAAGTATGAATCATTAGGTTGGGAATCAGAGTAGAAAGGGGGAATAAACATGTCAAGTGTAGCAGTAGGTGGAGCAAATACTCACTCGTTTATGAATGGTGGCTCACCATATGCAGAGATTTACAATCAGTATGCTAAACAGCAGGGCGATTTAAGGAATCAGTTTGTAAAACAGCTTGAAACTAATAAGGCTAATGATACAAACAAGAGCAATGCTAATTACGACAATACGGCAAAGCAGAACTACATCAAGTACATGCAGCAGTCAAGACAGTTGCCTGAAAGCCTTAACGCACTAGGTGTAAATGGTGGAGCGGCTGAATCGTCATTAATCAGACTAAAGACTAATTACGGAAACAACATGGCGACAAATGAAGCTAATAGAAATACCGCAATTAACGAGATTAATAATAACTATGCGAACAAGCTAACGAGTTATGACGAGGAGTTTCAGAACAAACTAAACACCGCATACCTAACACAAATGGAGAATCAGAGAAAATGGGAACAGGAACAGCGAGAGAAAGATTTACAGTATTTTGCTAATTCCATTACAGGAAGATTTAAGACTGTTGGTGAGTATCAAGCACTTATCAATCAGTTATCATCTTCTAGTGATCCGAACAAGGATTATAAGATTGCACTAGCACAGCAGGCTATGAACGCACTCGCAGGCACTAGCGGAAGCGGTGGTGGACGAGGTGGCTATAGCCGAAGCCGATATGGTAGACGAGGTGGCTATGGTAGTTCGAGTTCTAGTGCAAGCGCCAACGCAGCAGCAAGCGCAGCAGAAGCGGCATTAAGAGCAGGAGCAGGATTGCTCAATAACGCACCACAGAAAAGTAAAGGCAGAAACACACCAATAGGTGTAAATATGTACAAGAACAAATATGGTGCATGGAGAGTAGCTAGATAAGAGGTTATACAATGGGTTTTTTAAGACGAGCGTTTAACAAGGTGAGAAGTTGGTTTGCTGATAAAGAGCAGACTGTTCGTAGCGCAGTAAACCATGTTGACAAAACTATTAATAATTATGTTGACAAGGGAACATCATACGTAAGAGACGCATTTAGACAGAGAGTTGTTAACCCTATTGAGAAACTACAGAAAGAGAATCGAGAAAAATGGGGTAACCCTTTTTCTCGTTCTTTTAATAAAAGGGCTGACCCTAACTATCTGAAACAACAACAGATAATTAAGTCGCAAGCCGATAGGGAAAAAGAAAAGAAACAGCGAGAGGAAGCAAGGAAGAAACTAGAGAGTACAAAGGCTTTTAAGGACGCAATGAAAACCCCTATGAAAGCTGATTTACCGCTAGGCGAAACACCTATTTCCGTGTTCAACAAGGCACAAAAAGCCAAGCTTAATGAGGTTATTAAGGTTGACGGAAAAGCTATAAAAAGGGAACAGCTTTTAAAGGATAGACAAGCATTAAAGAGCGGAATTGCTGACAAGAAAGCTATTGAGCGAATCAAGTTAGCGAACGCAAAGGAACACCCTAACGCTTCTTATATCTCGAATAAGGCGATTGAGGGCATACCGGGTATTAAAGGACTTGAAAAGTTGTCCGGAGACAATGGCAAAGCCGCAAAGATTGCTCGTGACAACTCTAGTGCACTAGCAAAACCAATAGGTACTGCTGCCGAACTAGGTATGGGCATGCTTGCATTTGGTGGAGCGGAAGAACCTGCAAAGGCACTATTCAAGAAGATTGCCCCCAACGCAGTTAATGGAGCAAGGATAAAGGTTGGCGAGAAACTTGCCAACTCTAGGTTCGTTAAAAATGCTGCAAGAAAAGAACTTATGAGAGTTGGCGAAAAGGTTACAGAAGAAAACCTAAAGAAAGCGGCAATGAAGCATGGACTTTATCTAGCCGATAAGCTAGGTGCAGACGCAGCAATCAACTCAACAGCAGGAGCAATTGATGATGTATCACAAGCATATGCGGATTCTGATAATGCGAAAGAGTTTAAGAAGAACTTAGCTACTAATGCTGCCTTAAACTGGGGGCTAGGTGGAGCAGTTACTCTAGGTGGCGATGTTGTTAGAGGACTGCGAGCAGGAAAGAAGTTAAAAGAACTTGACCGACTAGGCAAGCTTGCTGATGAGCATATCTCCGCAAGTGATGTTGATAGTGTTCTCGAAAAGATAGGTAAGAATAATGCTAAAAAGGGAGAGAAACAGCTTGCTGAATCATTAGACGGACTAGGCAAGAAAATTACTAAAAAGGTCGAAAAAAACGAGCCTGAAATTTCCGTTTTAAGGCGAGAAAATGAGGGCAAAGGTATCATAAGACCTTTAAAAAATGAGGAAAATTCCGTAAATCTTGAACCTAACAAGATAAAGGACGATGTATCTGACTTAATCAGAAACAAGGACGATTTTTCTGTAAAAAAGGTTAATGATAATAGTGACCTCATTCGTGAAACATCGTACACAAAGAATAGTCCTGAAACATACGCAAGCCTTGATGAGGATATACCTTTTGACGCACCAAAGAAAAAAGTCAAGGGGGCTAATAATGAACCGCCACTAAAAGCAAGTGCAATATCTGATGAGCCTAACCTTAAATCAGTAAGTGATGAGAGGGCAACAATCGAGCAGATGAACACTCGTATGAAAGAGGAACGCAAGGCTATTGAGGGCATAAAAAACCTAGACGAGAAGAAGAACGCACTCAATGAGTTCAACGCAAAACTAGAAAGGTCGAAAGCCGTTCAGAGTGAAGCTGAAAGAATGGCACATAGTGGTGATAAAGAGGGCGCATATAGACCCCTCGTTGAGAACTCACCATTTAGCGAGGTAAAAAATGTAGCTGACGATATTCATATTAAGCCTGCTGTCAATGTGGATAACTCTGTTAAGCACATTGATAACTTTGCTGATGATGTGGCAAACAACCACGTTCATGTTGATGATATTCACGCAAAAGTAAGCACAGAACCAAAAGCCAAGATTGAAGCCGACTTTAACAAAGAGGTTAATATCCCAAAGTTTAGCGACGAGGAATTAGAGCGTCTAACAAGGGATTATGACGAGAATATATCCCATTTAAGCAATGCTGAAATGCAGCAGAACGCAAGGGATATTAAGGCTACAAGGACAAAGGAAAAGTTTACATCAGAGGCACTAACTAGCGAACTGAATAGACCACAGAGCGCATATAGCCGTGAACTATTAGAGGACGCAAGAAAGAGAGGGCTTGCTGACTATGATGTAAGCCATGCAAAACTAGAGTATGGCAAGGCAGTAAACAGAGTTAAGGGCGACGCAAATGGGGTTTATCACTCACTTATCAAAAAGTATCGTGATGAGAGAAGCGGATATGTTATTGATGATTTAGCAGACGCACTCGTTTTACAAGAACACCTAGAGAAAATAGGTATGCACCAAGAGGCGGCGAATGTATCAATTGTGCTCGTAGATATGATGGACAAGTGGGGTAAGTTTGGTGCACTTGCAAAGGGCATGAAATGGTTAACACCAAAGGGCCGAGAGACCATTGTTGAGCGCAAGCTAAAAGGGATTGCAGAGGACGGTGGAATATCGTTTGAATCTCTAAAGAGCCGTGTTCCAAACTATGAACGCAAAATGCAAGATATAATGACCGAACAGAACGAGGAACTGTTAAATAAAAAGGTGTCCTCAATGTATAGGTCGAGTATGAAGTTTACGGACTTTACAATGGGACAGACCTTACGGAACATGCGAATTTTAAGCATGTTATCAAGTCCTAAAACTGACGCTATAAACATCATAAGTAACGCAGTAAACTCAACGGCATTATTCGTGAAAGACGATTTACAGTATTTTCTTGAGGGTGCAATGCACAAAGCGGGACTTATTGACGAGAGAAAAACAGGGTTCGTAAGACTTGACGAAGTGCCAAAATTTATGAACACCGTAAAAACATACGGCAAGGAGATTGACAACTACATCAAAGCTGATGTTAGCGAATTAATCAATGCAGAGGTTAAGTATGCTGACGGCTCGAAGATTGCAGGAGAAGATTTAAGTCGCAGAGAGTACATCAAGGGTACTGGTGATATGCGTGGTGGCATGCAGAAAGTTGGCAGAGTAGTTCAAGTTGCCAACGAGCTGCGTGGAAAGACCCTTAATTGGGGTGATGAAGTGTTCGCTACATTTGCCTACAAGAAACAGTTTTACAGCTATTTAAAGCTACACAACTTTGACAAGGTTGGCAAAACAGCACAAGAAAAGCTAATCCAAAACGCAAGATTGCATGCTGTTGAATCAGCAAAAGAAGCAACCTATCGTGAAGCAAATAATTTAGCTAATTGGCTAAATCAAGTTACTGCGGTAGGACTAAAGAAAAATGCAGGGTTTGGCAGACGTATAGCTTCTCTAGCTGTTTCAACCAAGTTCCCATTTATCAAGACCCCTTTAAATGCAACAAAGCAAATGGTGAACTACACACCAGAGGGTGTAATTGAGGGATTAGGTAGGTTCGCACACGCAAAACACCAATACAACGAGGTTTACAAAAAGGTACTGCAAGAACATGGCTATAATGTTGGTGACAAGTTACCTAGCGGTGCTGAAAAGAAGATTAAAGCGATCGCAAAAAAGGAAGTTGAGCCTTTATACATGGAAGCGGCTAACAAGTTCTGCAGAGGTGTGACTGGTTCAATGGCATTTCTAGTTGGTTTCAACATGCAAGGCTATGACCCTGACTTATCAGACGGTTTTTCCGTCATTACAGATAGTGGCACAGATGAAAAGGAATCTAAATATTACAAAGGACTAGGAGCACAAGACTATTCTATAGTCCACAAAAAGGGCGATAAGACTACATCAACCAAGCTAAACCTATCACTACCTATTTCCGCTTCGTTCTTTGTTGGTGCAAAGATAAGACAAGTCCTATATGGCGGTGACAATGCAGAGGACGGAATGAATATGTTTGATGGACTAGACAAGTTCATTGGAGTTGTTGGTGCTTGCATAGAGCCGATAGTAAGTTCCTCTTGCTTTACTGGTATTACTGACACGATAAACGATGTTAAGCAAGCCAAAAACCAAAACCCATTCACAGCGATTGTTGCGTCAATGGTAAAGGGATATATAACGCAGTATATACCTGCAGTATCAAGGTCAATTTCAAAGGCAACAGCACCTTATGACTTTGACTATCAAGGAACAGCAGGAACTACTGGTGGTAATAGTTGGGAGTTCTTTGCAAATGGCATTGTTGGAGCAATTCCTGGCATTAATAGAAATCTTGCCCCAAGAGTTGATGTAAACGGAAATGTTGTTGGAGAGGTTAAGAACGGCAAGGATAGAGCGTGGAGAGTGTTTGACGCATTTTTCAATCCGTTCCCTACTACTGATGTTAAAGTCGATGATGTAGCAAAAGAGAACGTAAGGCTATATAGGAAGCAGAAAGCACTTGACCTAGCGGCAGGAATTAATCCTGAAAACAGCCGTGCAGGAGATATATTACCGAAGAATCTGACAAAGAACGAAATAAATATATCAAGAGCAATAGGCAAAGAAAATGCTATCCGCATGAAGATGGATAAGTTCGAGCGAGCAGAGTATAACAAAACTCGTTCAAAGGACGGAAAAGATATTGTTGAACAGCTATTAGATAGCCGTTACTTCAACAGGCAAGGTGCTTTAAAGAACCATAACGTGCCGTCATACAGCATGAGCGATAAGTTTAATCTAAAGGAACTATCAGGGGCGAAAAGCACCAATGACGCAATGAAGTGGTTAGCTAAACAGCCTGCCTATATACATGCTAGTGACAGCGACAAGTACGAAATGAGGAAAGCTGTTTACACAAAATTCAACACCAAGAACGCACAGAAAAATGTGTATGTGAATGTTAAGGGCAAGAGTGCTACTGATTGGGCATACACGCAGTTAAGTGCCAAAATGCGAGGACTTGTTGATAGCGGAGTTATTACCAAGAAACAAGCAGCCGACTTTGTTGCAGGCACACAAAGTGACGCAAGGATTAAGAGTAACAATCCTAGATACAACGGAGAGCATTACAACCGCCCATATTGGCGAGATATGAACGCATATCTTGTGTCAAGAGACGATTTAACGGAAGAACAGAAAAGAGCCTTATTTGACGCAAACAACAGCAACAAGAAATACCATTATGGCGGTGGTAGTGGTGGATATGGAAAGAGCCACAAGCGGTACGGCAAAAGAAGAAGTGGCGGATTTAGACGGAGCGGTGGCAAGGGCAGTAAGATTAAATCACCAATCAAGCCTAGCAAATTCAAGGCAACAAAGCAGAGTTACGGCAAGGTTGCTAACAGTTCTGTTTTATCGAGAGGAACTAAAGTATCACTTGATAGTGTTGTGCCTAAAGCACCACTACCAAAGAAGAAAGGGGAGTAACGCATGGCAGTAAAACGAGGAACAACACCTATATACACATTAAACGTAGGTGGTAAGAGCCTAAAGAAGTGCAAGGTATTTGTCACATTTGAGCAAGACGGAAAGGCAATCACAAAAACTGGTGATGATATTGATGTTGAGAACAAAGTTGATGAAAGCGGAGAGCCATTAAGTGTCATAAGTGTATCGCTAACTCAAAGCGATACACTAGGGTTTGACACTGGAGTTGCAAGGGTTCAAGTTAACTGGATAGACCAATTAGGCAACAGAGGGGAAACGGATATAGAAACGATTAATTTCGAGCCTACACTACTTGACGAGGTGATACGTTATGAGTAACGAGATAACACTAAATATTGGCGAGAACACAGAACGTGTTACCATGACCCCTAAAGTCCAAGATAGGTTTTATGTTGGCGCAAAGGCTAAAGTTGAACAGCTAGATAACGGAGTTAGAGTAACAACAACGGATAAGGACGGCACAACAACAGCGACAGTCTTTAATGGCAAAAACGGAGTTGACGGTGTAAATGGTGTAGGGATTGAACGTATTGACTTTAACGGATACACCATGAATATAAGGCTCACCAACGGAGTTAGTGTTCAGTCCGTTAGCTTGCGAGGTGAAAAGGGAGAGATTGGCGAACGTGGTGCAGGAATTAAAGAGGTTAGGCAGAATAGCGACTACACTTTAACTCTAGTGTTTGAGGACGGACACGAGTTTACAACTGGTGTAATTCGAGGGGTAAAGGGAGAACGTGGTGACGCAGGGCAGTTTGACCCTATACTATCTGAAAGTTCAACAAACGCAGCACAGTCGAGAGCAATAAAGGCTTATATAGATAATGCAATAAGCGGTGTAGCTGGGTTGAGTTCAACGATTGTTGACAGCCTACCAAGTAGTGGCAAAAACGGAGTATTGTATCTCCTAGTAGACCCACAAAGTGAAGATAATCAGTATGACGAGTATTTGTGGATAAATAGCACAAAGAAGTTTGAACGCATTGGTGCAACAAGTGTTGATTTAAGCGGATATGCTAAAGAAAGCGAATTAGATGGAATAGCACTCACATTTAAGTTAGTTGCTGACACAAAAGTTGACAAGGAAGATGGCAAGGTGCTGTCCTCGAATGATTTTACGGACACTATGAAAGATAAGCTGAACCGCATATCTGACGGAGCAACAAATGTTTCAAGGGAAACTGTTTATGATTGGGGTTTCGCTACACTGGGAAGTGTAGAGGTCGATAACGAGGTTAAGACACTATACAAGAGACTATCAAATAACACACTTAATATTTAATCAAAAGGGGGTATCTTATGAACGCAATTAGCTCAATTCTAAAGTTTATTGGTGGAAAGATTGAAACGCAGGATAACTTTAAAAAGGGAGTGACTGACGGAACGTATGCTGTAAACGATGTAAAGATTAATGACAGCAACCTTGAAATGGATCTGAAATCATTATTTAAGAACGATGATATAACTGTTTAATGCGTGTGTGTAAAGGAGAAAAGTAAATGATTAGTTTAGTAAAAACACTCAAAGCAATTAAGAACATGCTTGAGAAAGCGGAAGTCATGGACGTTTTATGGGAAAATCCGTCTCCGTCCGCTATTTTTAGTTCTCAGTCTATTTCTGTTAGTGGTGACTATAACGAATATGTGATTGTGACGAACGGATATATAAATGAAACTTCATACAGTTCGTTCAGACTAAAAAGGGGCGAATCAGTAAATCATTGCTCTGTATCAATTGGAGAGAATAACAGTAACAGCTTTTGGTGCAATCGCAGACGTTTTGCAAGTAGCGGTGCAGGTTCTAGCCACATAATTTCCGTTGGTGGTGGAGCATATAAGTCGCAAGGGGTAACATCACTATCATATACCGATGCTGCGGAAGTTCCTGTAAGGATTTACGGAGTTAGAAAGCTAGGGGGTAAGTAATGAAACCTGAATTTATAGGAAGTCTTGTTATTGGGTTAACCGCATTAATAGGTTTAATATCCGCACTAAATAATTATGTCGGAAAGCCAGTTAATGAACTCAATTCGTCTATCAAGGCACTTAACGTACGAATTGAAAACCTAGCCGCAGACGTTACATGTGTTGAGGCAGCGGTTAAAGAGCAGGAAATGCACGATAGAGCGTCACATAGCAGAATGTGGACGAAACACAATGAACATGATAGTCGATTAAATGACCATGAAAAGCGCATTGGTCGTTTAGAGCATATTGATAATGGGGGTAAGCATAATGAAAATTAATTGGAAACAGAGATTTAGAAACAAAACATGGGTATTGACCTTTTTACTAGGACTGATTGCCATGTTTTATCAGATGATTAAAGTGTATGAGGCAACAAGAAAAGGACTACCACCACAAGAAATCATGATTGAAACAGCTAAAATGCTTGTTACATGGCTAGTGCAGATAGGAGTTATCGTTGACCCTACCACAAAGGGTACTGGTGATAGTGCAAGGGCAATGAGTTATGGAGTGCCAACAGATAAACTAAATACAGACGAAATCGAAAAAGGATTGAGAAATGCAGAGGTACTAGATAATGGGAATCAGAGAGCAGATAGTTAATACAGCAATACGTTACAACGGCATGTCTTTCAAGGGTGGTTCGCATCGCACTCTGATTGACGAATTTAACAAGTACAAGCCTGACGGTTGGGCAATGACCTATACCGCTAACTTTTGTGCGGCTTGTGCTTCAGCTATTGCTTATCTATGCGGAGTGGGTGATTCCTATCCTTGTTCCGCTAATGTAGGCACAATCGTAAACAAGGCTAAAAACATGGGCATATGGGTTGAGAATGACGCATACGTGCCAACTAGCGGAGATTGGATTGTCTATGCGTGGAACGATAGCGGACGAGGTGACAACACAACTGGTGCAAGCCACGTTGGGATCGTTGTTTCCGCAGGCGGTGGGTATATAAACGTATTTGAGTTCAATATCCACAATAACCACTCTACTGGATATAGAAGAATACCAATCAACGGACGTTTTATTAGGGGTTTCGTCGTGCCGAACTTTCAGACCTACGGTTGGATTCAGGATAATCACGGTTGGTGGTTTAAGAAAAAGGACGGTAGTTATTATAAGTCTGAATGGCAGAAAATTGACGGAGAGTGGTACTACTTCAACAGCGGCGGCTATGCAGTTAAGGGTTGGAACGAGATTGACGGCAAGTGGTATTATTTCAACAGCTATTGCAAAATGGTTACTGGTTGGATAAACCTAAATGACCGTTGGTTCTGCCTAGGCTCAGACGGTAGCTTATATACGAATGGACTGCACGAGATAAACGGCAAGAAATACTACTTTGATAAAGACGGAGTTATGTGTACTGGATGGGTAATCGTCAATGATGGTTGGCAGTATTTTAATCCTGACGGTAGCCGTGTTGAAAAGGGTATCGTTAAGGGTGATAACATCTACATTATAAAGGACGGAAAGCTAGTCACAGATGACAAGGTAGAGGTAGCCGCAAATAAGAGCGGTGAAATATCGGTGATATAACATGAGTATATTCAATGATATATCTGTATTTTTCAGCGAAGCACATTACACAGCCGTGCTAGACGTCATAGGTTGGAGTATGTTATAATTACATTTACAAAGTGCTATAGGCACCATAATTTAATGGAGCGGGCAGTGTGTTGCCCTACCGTGTACACGTGAGACGTCGAGATTGAGAGGGTAGCTCCCTCTCTTTTTTTACTTTTCTAGCCTTATTAAAAAAAACAGCCAAATTTTTAAATAACAGCAAAACAAAAAGGGTTAACCATACGGCTAGCCCCTTGTGTTGCTTATGTACATATTGTGACAGCGATACACTCTAACTTGCGTTGAGGTAGTGTCTGCCACTAGCAGTTTTAATCACGGCAGTCCCTGTTACCTCGTATCGGTGAGGACAGTTAGCTGCCGCTACATTATTGCATAGTGCTGATAAAAGACCATGCGTGACGTGACACACGTCATTTGCTAGTTGACAATAGGCTCGAAAGACACTATTGTACGTTCGTGTACATTATACCTTTTTGTAGTAATTCTTGCAATGAAATTCGTGACTTTTTCGTGACTTTTTGTCCGATATTTATAGTTTACTGCGATTTTATCAAAATTAAAAACGTTGATATTTCAATGGTTTTATAACGCAATCATATGTAATCAATATATGCTAATTGGGTTCGAGTCCCATGTCCTCCGCCAAAAGAGACGAGTTAAGCTCGTCTCTTTTTTTATGTAGCAAGTATGGGGCGAGAAGCCACGGGTTCCCGTGTCCGCCAAAATGATTAGAAACATTGACTTTTTAATGGTTGTTTAAGTTTTATGTACGAGTTATACATGCTTATAAAGCAAGTAGGATGCAGATTATCAAATAAAAACAAGGTGCCCACCTCACGTAGGGGAAGCACGCACCTAATTATATCCATCTTTCAAAGATGGTGTTTTAATTAAATAATAAATATAGCAAAACGTCAATAGAATATCTTAGATTATATTATATTATCAGCACATTAATACTGCTGAAGTGTTTATAGATAATCATCAATATCTATTATTGTATGATATAATACAGAAAAATATATCTAAGTATGAAAGAAATCGAATTAACTTAATCAAGTTCAAATGGTATCGAATGAATTCCTCGTTTAAAAGATAATCTAGGGAATCGCTAATACAATTGAATTTGTATTTGTTTCCTGTTCGATTTAAAGGAGAAAAC